CATAACTCCACCAACTAAAGCACCTGCACCTCCAAGCGGCCCACCAAAAACAGTTGCACCAGCAGCAGTTCCAGCAATTCTTGCTGCACTTCTCATGCCGCCCATTTTGCCGCCTTGCATCTTTTGCAATTCAGCATTTAATCTCTTTGCTTCTGCTGTTGCCTCTTTAAATTCTTTACTTCCAAACTCAACACTTGCAGCCAATTCCTTCCAAGAATTTGCTAAAGCTTTTGTATTATTAATACTTTTAAGATTGGTCGATTCCTGTTGCTTGAGTTCAGCAGAAAGTTGTTTAACATTTAGACCTGCTTTATCAACGTCTCTCCCAAACTGACTAAAAGCACGACTTAAGCCAGGTAGTTTCTCTGCTCCTGGTGTCGTTAGCTTGACAATTAATTCAGTTGTAGCAGAACCAGCCATTACTTCTTCTTATGCAAACAGGATAAAGCAGACATTTCCATGATCTGTATGCCTTCAAAAAGAAGACGTTCATCCTTTACTTCATATAGTTTACAGAGATATGGAAGAGATGAATAATTTAATCCTGTTAATCCACTCATACTTACATTCCATTGCGTCGATAAACGAATAAACATCAACACGGTTTCCCAATTCTCTTCCCATACCTCAAAGTCAACAGGCTTACTTCTTGCCTTGGCTGCTGCTAACTGTTCTGGTGTTGCACCAAAAGCTTCTAATGCTTCTAAGCCTTCATCTACAACACCACCGTCAGCCCAATGTTCAGCAGCCTCTTTTAGTTTTTTTCAGCACCTCCTGTTACCAATTTTCCATACGCTTCAATCACTGATTTCATCACAGTGAAATCATCAAGTAATGCTTTTTTATTTGTCTTATTAAAGGGAAGATCCTCTCCATCTTCCCCGTTTATTCCTTCCCATCCCAATAAGATCGCATCTCCTAATGCTTCATCTCCTTCTCCTACTAACTTGTTAAATTCATCCCTGCCAAACTCTTTGAAAATTGCTGTGAATGTATGTTTCTTAAATTTGCCACCATCAGTAGCTTTTTGAACAGAAACAGGCCATTTAACAGAATTAGTCTTTTTTAGAGTGAAAGCCATGCAGTTAAGTGAAGACTATTGAGACCTCATTATTACCTGCTGTTGTGGGAAGTGCCAAGTATGGAATACTCAATGACCGAACACCTGCGGTATCTCCGTAGGTCACACCAGTTATGTCTGTTTGAGGAACATTTAGTGTGACAATATTGCCCGCACTAGCACCTAAAACAATGCTGGTATTTCCAGTCGCGACAGCAACTGCTTTGGCAAAATAATCAGTCGTACCAGTAGCAGGAGCTTCAACTACAGCAGTACCGCCAGCGTTACGATCTGTAATTAAAACTTCTTGGCTAGACATCGTTTCTTTATAGCCAACAGTGTTGTTTAGGCTTAATTCAAACGACTCAATACGCTGAGAAGTAGCACCGTGGAATGTTGCAGTTGTAATGTTTGTGTCATTAACCTCTAACGCAGCAGCCTGATTTGCGACTGTAAACGTCCCTGACATTGCTGTTGCATCTGGAGCGACATAATTACCAATGAGCTGGAATGAAGCTGTTGCGCCTGATCCTGAAGTCAAATTGAACGTAACCGTTCCTCTTGCTCCTGTGATTTTGTGCCTTGTGTTGTCATAAAAGCAATAGATCGTGCATGAGCTGAACGATGCTGAGACAGGAGCATAAGTAACAGAAGTTGAACTAACAACTGTTTCAGATAAGCCACAACTTTTAAGCAGTGGAGAAAGAGCACTTGCAGTACCTGCGGCTCCAGATCCTGCTAATTCTGCTTCAAAACTAACTCCAACACGTTTGTTAGCGACCAAAGTTCCTCTTGTGCTATTGCCAAGAAAACCTTGCAACGTAGGGGTTTCAAAATTGTCAGATTCAATAGGAGTCAGTTCTATGTTTCCTACTTGAATTGCATTACTTCCTCCTACAGGAGAAGGATCGCTGTTGTAACTAGACTCAATCTTCGCTAGGAGATAGGTCTTCCGTGTTAGAGCCATTGTCAGTTGGGGTGTCGGTTTCTGGTATTAATGTAGTCTTCCCAGTTTTAGGGTCGAACACATAGGTTCCACCAGCACCAGGATTAGGAACATCTTTTTTGATTTTAGCCATGATCTATGCAGAAGTTAAATCTGTTCTACTTGTTCGATACCGAACTAAGAAGTCCTGACTAATAATACCGAGAGGTAGATCTGCTTCAATAAGACTGAAATCTGTACGATCAGGAGTCAAATCAAGAGCATTACTATTCACCGTTTGATCTGCCATTAATTTTAAATGTACGTCCTGTGTATAAGTATCTGAAACATCATCAGGTAATGCTGCACGAACAATTGTTGAGATTCTTACTCTCATTGTCCAATCCAACTTGTCGTAAAAGTTTGTACTTGAAGGTTGATCGCTTACTGGTTCAATAATAATTGCTGGTACTTCTCCACGAGCCAAAGGTTCTACACGACTTCGATAAACAGTTGCACCAGAAATTGCATCTAAATTTGTTTTTAATCTTGCAAGGATAAGTTCTCTTTTTGTGTCAGCCATTACACCTTACTAAGTAATAATTCAGAAAAAGTTGCATCATCTACAGGCAAATTTTCCCGAACTGTGTAATTAACAGAATCAACAGTAATCGCAGTGCCGCGAGGGGCAGAAGAAACATCAGAAGTTTTTGCTGTTAGCAAATACTCCCTTGTAACTGCAACACCTCCCGCGATGACATCTGCTGGCGATTCGAGAATCCCTTTAAATGTTGAACCACCACCAATTTGACAGGTCTTGCCAAAATCAGCGAGGAAAGCATTGGGAGTCTCGACAAACGCCATTTAATTACGCTCCGTACTTCTCAGAAGCGAACGCATTAACAGAAACGTATCCAGTTCCTGTACCACCTGCGACAGTTACGACGCATTTGACGTAACGCTTAAGGTCGTTAGTGTTCAGAGTCATTTTCTGAGCAGTTGCGGTGTTAGCACTAGAAGTAGTGAACCCGCCACCAGATACATCAGCGTAAGTACCACCAGATGTATCACACTCAGTCAATTTGACTGCATAAGTAATTCCAGATCCTCCAGCAGAAGCATCTAGACATACGATCATGTCACCTTCGTAGGCAACGAGGTCAACAGCAGAGCCTGTAGCGGTGCTATTGCCTAATGAGTTGGCTCTAAGTGCAACTAATGTTGTCTTAGACCCCAGGTTGAGAATTGCCATTGGCTTTAGGTTTCTTTGGAGTTGTTTTCTTCTTCACCGATGTCTTTTTGACATCAGGTTCAGACGTTATGACCACATTCTGAAGCACAGGAGCCTCTTTTGCTTTACCCATTCCGATTAATAAGGTTGCAGTTCTGTCAGATGTATCGACAAAATCACCTTTACTAACTGTTTGAAGATCAACAATTGTTGATTTGAGCATTTCAATACGCATAAGAGACTCCTAGTTACTTAAGAAAGCTTACAGATGCTCTCTGGATGACGAACTGCTACGTCGTAATCCTGCATCGCTACAACACGGACAGTACCAGCAGCAGATCCTGTGTATGGATCAACCATGATGTCTAATCCACTCCAAAGACCAATCATTACATCACTGAAATTCGCAAAAATAGCAGTGCTATCAGGCATTGAATTGGAAACGTAAGCAGAGTATCCGTTAATGGTGTTATCACCTTCATAAACGAAGATGCCATTTGTACCAGATGCCTTCTCAGTTGTTTTGAGAGTTCCACGAAGAGCAGAGTTCATCAAATAACCAAGGTTTCCTTGTAATGCGTTATCTGTTCCAAGAGCAGCTTCAGCGTTTACAAAGTCAGAGAAAGCAGCAACACCAGACTCAGTGTTGATACCAGTTACGTTAAGGATTCCAAGAGGCTTGCTCTCTGTTCCTACACCGTTGATTGCCTGATTTTCAATTTCAATAGCAATCTGTTGTGCCAAGTCTTGTCTTACAAGATTTTCTACATCAATAGAAGATTGAAGTAAAAGACGACGAGAATAATCAGTTAAAGCACCAATTGTTCTTGGCTGAAGACTTACTTGGTCAACTGTTAGTTGAGACTCAGTGATGTTTGAGTTCTCAGCAACGTGATAAGTAGTTGCTCCACCAGACTGTCTAGGAATAGCAACCATTCCTTGAAGACCAGTTAATACATTTGCA